CCACCGAGACAGGTGGAAGTACCAGCGCCGCCCAAAAACCCGCCAAACGCCCGAAAAAGAACCCTGTCGGCGCACCCACCACCTACACCGAACACATAGGCACTGTTATCTGTATCCGCATAGCGGAGGGAGAGAGTCTTAGGCAGATTCTCAGGACAGAAGGTATGCCAGCGCAGTCGACCGTTTATGAGTGGTTGTTGCGCTTCCCTAAGTTCGCGGAGCAGTACACACGCGCACGCGAAGAGCAGGCTGACACGCTGGCTGACGAGATCATCCACATCGCCGATGAACAGCCTGAAGTTGTGGCGGTGGTCGACAAGAGGACTGGCGCCCTGATCGAACACAAGTTGGACGGCGCCTTCCTTCAGTGGCAGAAGAACCGCATCGAGGCCCGCAAATGGACGGCCATGAAACTCAAACCTAAGAAGTACGGCGACCGCGTGGCCGTCGAGGGCGTGGAGGGTGGAGCGGCCATCAAGACAGAAGACGCCAATGCGGATAAGTTCCTCGAGATCATCCGCAACATGGAGATGAAGAAGCGTGCTGGCTGAGTTGCTCGAAGACCCCAAGGTTGCGGCGGAGTTCAACGCCCAGCCCGAGCATGACCGCATTGCAAAGATCGCCCATGCTGAATGGGTTGTCAACTCCCACGCCTACCAAGTACCGCCCCCGCTCGAGCAGGACTACCTAGTCTGGATGATGCTGGCTGGCCGGGGAGCAGGAAAGACCCGCTCCGCCGCCGAGGCTATCTGGTGGTGGGCATGGATCGTCCCCGGCGCCCGCTGTCTGGTGCTGGCCCCGACCTCAAACGATGTGAAGTTCACCTGCTTCGAGGGCCAGTCTGGCCTGCTCAATGTGATCCCGCAGGAACTGATCGTCGACTACAACAAGCAAGACCACCAGATCAAACTGATCAACGGCTCCATCATCCGGGGCATCTCAGCCGACTCATACGAGCGTCTGCGCGGCCCGCAGTGGCACTTCGCATGGTGCGACGAGTTGGCGGCATTCCAGTACCTTCAGGACGCATGGGACATGATGATGTTCGGCCTGCGTCTGGGTGACAGCCCCAAGGTCATCGTGACCACCACGCCCAAGCCCAAGGACTTGATCCTCGAGTTGGTGGGCCGCGAGGGTGAGGATGTGATCGTCGACCGGGCCTCGACCTATGCCAACGCTGACAACCTCGCCCCATCGTTCCGCAACCAGTTGGAGCAGTACAAGGGGAGCAAGTTATACCAGCAGGAGGTGCTGGGTGAGATTGTCGACCTCGAGGACGGCAAGGTGGTCTCCCGCGATATGTTCCAGTTGTGGCCTGACGGGAAGGCTTTCCCCAAGTTCGAGTTCATCATCCAGTCCTATGACTGCGCCTTCAGCGAGAAGACCTACAACGACCCGACGGCCATGACCACATGGGGCGTCTTCAAGCCCATGGATGGCCCGATGTCCGTCCTGCTGATCGACTGCTGGGCCGAGCATCTGGACTTCCCCCGCCTGAAGCCGAAGGTGCTGGAGGAGTGGCGCGTATCATATGGGGAGGGGAAAGACGCCAAGCGGCCTGACCTGATCCTCGTGGAGGACAAGGCGGCAGGCATCTCCCTCATTCAGGAGTTGCGCCATGCCCACCTGCCTGTGATCCCGTGGAACCCGGGCAAGGCTGACAAGATGCAACGCCTCCAGATCACTGCCTCGATCTTCACGACAGGCCGGGTCTGGTTACCTGAGAGCAGTGTGCGCAAGGGGTATGTGAAGGACTGGTGCGAGGGCTTCCTCAGCCAGTTGTGTTCCTTCCCTGACTCGACCAATGACGACTATGTCGATAGCGCAACGCAAGCGATTCGGTATCTGAAGGACGCGGGATGGCTGGATATAAACCCCGAGCCTCGTTATGATGATGAGGATGACTACTTCGACGCGATGCCGAAGCGAGTGAATCCATACGCAGTGTGAGGAACATATGGCTGATTTGAAAAAGGCGGCAGGCAAGTTTGCAAAAGCGTTCGAGACCGCATCGAACGAGGCAGAAGCCGCCTACAAAGCGGCCAAAGAGGCTGAGAAGGCCAGCAAGATGGAGGGCGTGCTGAAGTCTAAGCAGGCGCCCATGACGACACCGTCCGGCACTGGCCTGCCATTGATGCCTCGTGATCAGGGGATGTACACACCCGGTGTCCCGCAGGTTGACCTGCCCCGGATGCCGATGGTTGACAAGGCCCGCGCCGAGGGCAAGAAGCCCAAGTACACGCCCCGAATGCAAGACCTGCTTGACAGTCCGACCGCACGCAAGAAGGCCGACAAACTGATCGAGAAGGGTGAAGAGTTGGGGATGCGTGAGTGGTACGGCACCGAGCCGCTCAGGCAGGTCGCCATGGACATCGGCATGACTCAGCCCCAGTTCGACCAGTTCCTCGCCCAGATGGCGTCTGCCTCTCAGCGCAACCCGGTTGACCAGCAAAACCGAATGGGTTCTTACCTCTGGCACCTCAGCCAGACTGGCGGATTGCCCGAGGATGCATACCTGCTCACGAACAAGATCAAGCGCGGCAAGCAAGCCGCACCAGAAGGGACGGCCATCGAGTTGCCTCCCGGCTATGGCTCACTGGCTCAGGGTGACATCTTCTCCCGTGGTAAGCAGATCGCCGCCGGGGACATCGAGGGCGCCCTGCCGCCTGACAGGAAGTTGGGCACCTTCTACCGCAACTACCAAGGCAACCTCAAGCCCGTGACCGTGGATGTCAACGCTGTGCGTGGCCCGATCATCGAGCGTGGTGATCCCCGCTGGCTGGCGTCCAAGTTGGTCGAGAAGGACGAAGAGGGCAATGTCATTGCGACTCACTTCCCCCGCAAGCAGGTCGAGTCTGGCCTTATGAGCCTGAAGGAGGCCAAGGAGCGCCCCGGATTCTGGGAGGCCGCGCCCTCCGGGTCTGAGTACGCTGGCTTCGAGGACTTTTGGCAACGCGCCGCCAAGCGCTATGGCATCAGCCCCGCCGAGGCTCAAGCCTTGGGTTGGTACGGCTCCGCTGATGTGACTGCCCTGAAGACCAAGCCGGAACTGTACATCGACAACCTCGAGCGCATGATCCGCCGCACCGCAGAGCAAACAGGCCAGAACCCCCGGCAGGTGATGGAGGATGTCCTGCGTGGCAAGACCTACCTCAAGAAGGACGGTGGCAAGGTCGACGAGAGCGACTACCAGAAGCGACTGGACGCCATGATCGCCAAGGAGATGGGCTACGCCGACGGTGGGGTGATCGACAACATGACCCCCGACCGTGCTGACGGTGGCTCCATGAACTGGGGTGGCGACTATGCAGAGGGCGGAGAGATCAAGCGCCTACCTTGGAAGGCCGCAGGCGGTGGCTGGTCGAAAGCCGCGAAGGCAATTGGCAAGGCGGCAACCGAGGCTGGCATGAAGGCCCCGGTGACCGCCGAGAAAGACCTGACAACCCTGCAAGACTTCCACACCTCACTGGGTGATGATGTCCGCGCCCGTGCCATGGAGGCCCAGAAGATGATGGAGGGCTTCGACTACAAGTACGACAAGGGCCAGCGCGTGTTCACCAAGGACAGCGCGGCCAAGAACAAGCCGCCTTACACCATCTTGCACCGCACCCGCGTTGGAAATCAGCCGATGCGCGAGGACATGAACGACTTGATGAGCAAGAAGATCATCGACCCCGAGACAGGCAAGACCAAGCGCACACCCTACGAACCCGGCTACCGCGTCCGCTATGAGAATGGCGACCAGTGGTCTGAGTTCGATATTCCTGCGTCTGCCATCATTGGCGATGTGGAGATGGCTGGCGGTGGCCTAACAAAGGTCGCAAAGGCTATCGAGAAGGCCAGCAAGATCGCTGACGAGGCTGTGGCCGCAAAGAAGATTGAGGCACCCACGATCATTGTGCCGAGCAAGATTGATAACCTAAAGAAGATCGTTCGTCAGTCTGAGGGCGAGTATGGCGCCCGCCGTGTCGAGCGTGCCGCAGACGAGATACCGAATCTGGAGAAGTTGTATCAGGAAGAGGCTCTGCGCGAGGCATTCACTGGCGACAACGCCAAGGCGGTGATGACCATGAACCCCGCCGCGTTTGAGCGTTTTGCCAAGACCATCGGCAAGAGCGAAGAGGCGCCGAGTAAGCACCGTGGCTTTGGGAGTCCGCACCACACCGAAGACCTTAAGGACATGACCCTGTCCGAGTACATCGATCACTTGGCTGGCCTAAAGGGCGGCTTCTCTGAGGTTCCGTTCCTGCAACTCTCAAAGACGCCCGATGATGTATTCCCGTTTGTCCGTGGGCATGAGGGTCGTCACCGCAGTCGCGCCCTTGCCAAGCAAGGGGAACAATCAAGCCTTATCCGATTCCTGCCTGCTGGTGACCTGCGTGAACCGCTTCCCCGTCGCTCAAGGGAAGAGTATATTGAGGCGCTGAAAAAAGAATTGAGTCCCGGCTTGGTGACCCCTCAAAAAGACTTTGACGAAGAGGGCAACAGAATTTTCCGCAAGTTGGAGCAACTGCCGGATGTCTACGCCAAGGGCGGGGAGATCAAAGCCCTCCCATGGAAAGCCAAGCAAGGTGGCGTCGCCAAGTTCGACAACGGCGGGATTGTCAGCCCAGAAGAGATATACACCCAGTCTATTGATGAGCCAAGCAAAGCACGCCTGATGGCGGAGATTCTGGCCCGCATGGCAAAGGAGCAGGGCAAGGAAGAGATCGAGTCCCTGAAGAACCCAAGAGCCACCACCGACCTAATCAACCGTGGCATCGTGGCTCCCTTGGTTGGGGCGCCAGTTGACATCATCAACATGGGTCTGGAAGGCATCGATGCTTTGCGTGATTTAGCGAGTGGTAAGCGAGTCGAAAACCGATTGGCTTCTGAAAAGCCGTTCTTAGGCTCAGAATATCTGAAAGACAAGATGACCAAGTACGGCATGACGACCGAGACTGACCGTCCAATGATGGAGACGGGCCTGTCGCTGGTCTCTCCCGCTGGTGTTGTGAAGGGTGTAGCCAAGACCGGGCAGAAAGCAACTGGCGCACTCGGAAAAGTCAACACAAAGTTAAACGAATCTGGTAAACTGTCTACCCCCATCACTGAGGCAATGACGGCAACGACCGGGACACTACAAGGAGCAAAATATGCAACCAAACAAGAAGGCCCATTCTTCAGGGTCAGACCATCCGCCGCTGATACGAGCAAGGCAAAAGGTAGCGGAACTAGAGAAGCGTCTGGGCTATCAAGCCAAAGGACTGTCGAGTCAGGATCAGGAGAGACTGGACTCGGACTTCCGCAACGCTATTCGCCGGAGGAAGTGGATCGAATAGTCGCCGATCCGAACCTCAACGAACCGCTACAGATTGCACGGCGGTACACCAAAGAAACACATGGCACCGACTTCGTCGCGCCCGACATTCCGCCCAGCAGTCTCGCCAAGCAAAGCGCGATTGCCCGCACGCATGAACTCGCGCTGACCGACAGCCCTGAGTACAAGGACGCTGTCTTCTCGGCCTACGCACGCACCATGCCTGA